GAGGGCGACTGTTTTACAAAGAACTCAGGTGTCCCTTCATACCCTTTGATACGCCATTTCGGTTTGCGCTGTTCTATTAGAGCTGTGGTTGATGGCTCAAGATCGATGCCGTTATGAGTAACCCAGACAATCTCATGGACTACTGTCCCTGATGGTGGCTCAAGGTCGTACTCATACAAGTTAGCCACCGTTGTAATCGGATCTAACTCAGCCTGATAGACTTTCGACTTCTCGCATAACTCGATTACAGCCGCTCTAATATTCTGTTCAATAAGCGTGTCGGTGCAGCTTGGCACCATCGGTATTATCTCTGCTAAAAGTGATTCATACGCAGCCATCTATTAGCCTCTAACTTGTTGAGGGAGAATACTTGTCTGTCTATTTGAATCTACGTTTGGCGAGGTAATCGCGTCTATCTGCGCTTTGCCAGTTACGGACGCTATAAACAAATTGTAGTGCGTGCTTGCTCTCTGACTGTTACCAGCGTACTCAGCGTCTTTTGTGTAAGCACGGAAGAGCACGTAGTCCATCACAGCGTTGGCGAATATATCTGGGATGCTTAGATTACCGTTCTGCGCCACCGTTGATGGATTAGAAGAGTAGATAATCTCTATATAAGAATTACCGGCAACCCCAGGATAGACATAAAAGTTACGTGGGTTTTGCTCGTCATAGATATAGTGCTTTATAACGGCAGTATGCGCAGCGTCACCCGATACAGTTGGGTCGTGCCAATCTGGGGTTTGGGCATCTAACACCTCACGGGACACAAGTCTCACTGATCTCTTGCCAGTACCACTAGAGGCCGCTGACATGTTTCTTACAACACGGAGGAGCCTGTTACCTGCAGCGGGTATCTCTTGCTTTGTACCTGTAGCCAAAGTTACGGTAGCGTTTACAGCGCTTGCATCTGGTTTGATCAAAGCAATCTCGCGCTGCGCGTCGTTTACGAACAACACCAACTCAGTAACAACAGGCCATCGAATACCTGTGGTGTCCTGTAATATTGTTTGGACGCGATCAATTACGCTTTGTACTGTAACCGTCATATCAACCTCTAACTATTAAGGGCTTCTTCCCAAGCTGCTTCTCGCTCACTTGTAGAAACCGTGCGCCCTGCGGCTTTGTTTACGACGTTAGCTTTTGGGCTACCATCGGATTTGAAATTAACTGGATCACCCCCTTGGATAAGTGCCTCCATAACTGCAATTAACTCTGCTGGAGGGATACCTTCGTTTTTATCTTCTTCGCCGTAATAGGTAGCTCTACCTTCGGCAACTTCCTCGACAGGCTGTTCTTCCACAACCTCGTCTGTCTTGCTTTCTGACACTAACTTAGCGCCCATCTGCATTGCGATTAGTCCGATTTCATCGGCGCACTCAACAGGCTCGTTTGCAGTTAATACAAATACGCCACCTGACAAAGTTGCTACACGTATATCTTCTTTAGCAATAACCTTCATGGTCTTCCTTTTATTTAGTTGAGTACAAAAAAAGACCCCCTCCTGAGAGGGGGCCAAGCCGCTTATACAGCGGTATCTAGCGCGATTACACCGAAGTCCTGTACATTGCCACTTACGTCGCTGTTGTACTTAGGCTTGCGTAAACCGAAGATCTTACCGATAGAGATACCAGCTTGGTTTGAGTAGTCGAAGGTGTCTTCAACAATCTCAGGGTTACCAATATCAGCCATCGCTAGAGCTTGTGCGCCACAGAACAATGCGCGAGCACCGTCTACGTTTGCACCTGCGCCCCACTTGTAGCCAGCAGCGCCAGCGTTACCTGATGCACCACTTGTAGCACCGGATGTGTTAAACACATGTCGGAACTCGTGGATCATCACGCCGTCTACCATCAAGCTGCTTGAACCTGAAAACAGGCTGTTAGCTTGACCGCGAACACCAGCGTTACGCACGTTAGCTAGGAATGAAGCATCTAACTTCAAAGCAGCCATTTGCTGTGGTGTTACAAACATGTGGAAGACTTCTTCGTTACCAGCACCACGTAGACCACGGATGTAGTTGTCTTTGGCGAAGGCTTTTAAGTTGACAATACACTCGTAAGAGATCTTGTCAGCAGCAGCAACAGCGTTAGTTGCACCAGCTACCAAACCGTCAGTCGCATCCCAGCGACGGTGACGAGCACTAGTAGGAGCAGAAACGTCTGAAGCAAACTCAAGGTCTACTAACTCGTGACCAGCAGTTCCAGAAGTAGCTCTCAAGGCACCGTTTGTTTTGTTTGTATAAGCAACACCAGACAGTGTTAAGAACGCCAACTGATCCATACGGTCAGCCATTGCATATGCAAGTGCGTCACGAGATTGCTCACGGAAGTTAACAACAGTCTTCTGGTCGGCCATACGTCCAGCTACGCGGTTAGCGAAGCGGAGTTGATCCAGCTCGATTGTGATGTCGAAGGCACGCAGTGCTTCTTCATTACCTTCTAAGGTGTTGTCGCCAGTGATACCGTCACCAGTCATGTCAGCAAGCAAAGTGATATTTGCCTTAGTACCTTTCTGGCTCTTGGTTAGTTCAGTAATACGCTGAACCATTGCGTTCTGACCAGATCCTGCGAACTGGTTGATGAATGACATGTTGCGAGCGACTTTCCAAAAGTCACGGCTCCACGCCTGTAATTGATCGCCCGAAAGCGTTCCGAAGTTCGTTAAAGCCATGATTGGCCTCCATATATTGACGTATAAGTTTTGTTAGTGCATACGCACTATTCATATAGCCGACTTATGGAGCGGCTAACCCGTTTCCCTCTATCGTGGGGAGACGAACTAGCGCTTATTAACGAGGTGCGACCTCGGAAGGTTTAACGCCTTTACAGGCGGTTTACGTTTTTAACGTGTACGGCACGAACCAATGTCGCATGGTCTAGCGATTAGTGAATATTAGCATTAGTACTAAAAGTAGCAAGCTTATTTTTGCTACCATTTTACGCGATTTGCCCAATATGCTGCGGACATCTTGCCCTTCGCAATGTTCTTTCCATGCCTAGATTTGAAGCTTTTACGTTTTGCTTTCATCTTGTCTGACTCACCAGCCTTTGGCTTACCGGCGGTGCTTGCGCCCTGCTCACCAAACCGGATTGTTTTAATCTTATCGCCTTCTTTAGCCACAACAATATGTGACTTTTTAGGATGACTGGGTGTTCGCTTCGGCTTATTAAAGCCAGAGACACCTGCTCTGGCTAACCTTGGATCTCTATCTGCCATAATCTAATCCCATGTTTTAGTGCTACTGCTGATCTTTCTAGGGATGCAGTAGGCGCTGATGTTTTTCTGTTTTCGGTGGCTTTGGCCTAATGAGACCTGCCCAGATTCGACGAAGTAAGCGAATTTGTTACAGACTGTGACGCTTCTAAAGAAAAACTCTTCTTTCAACGGCTGGTTATCAACAATGACAACAAGCAGAAACGCCATAATCATTGCAAACTAAACGATATCGCCGCGCAGTCGCTTCAAAGTAGCTTCTGGCAAGGCGTTAAACTCGTCTTCGGACATAGAGGCCACATCAAGCCCTTTCTCGCCGCGATTGGCGGAGCTTTCTCCTGGCAATTCGGGGGGTTGTGCTTCTGCAGCCCTTAGCTTTTTACTTACTTCGGCCCGTTTCTTAGCAACCTCATCAGCTTTACGAGCTGGCGCTTTACTGCCACTTAACGCAGAACCTTCGTCTGCTACTGTTTCAACTAAGTCATAGTTTTTGACCACGAAATTAGCCGCTTTACCTAACGCTTCTACCGCACCATGCCCTTGCGTAATAAACGCATCGCGCAGGTCGATTACTTCCTGAGTGTATTCAGCGTTATAAGACTCTGAGTTCTGATCAAAGACTGGGAAGTTGGCCTCCAAGTCAGTCGCAGCCGTCTGCAGAGCAGTAGCTTGTTGGTTTTGATTGACCGTCTGTGTCATTTCTTGGCGCATCTCGAAAGCCATCTGCTCTCGCTCTGCTTTTCTCATCTCATGACGCAGCTCTGCGGCCTTATCAGCTTCGCCATCTAGCACTAGAGTCTGATACTCCACTTCTTTAGTAGCAAAGTCGTACTCTTCTGGAGCACTTTCGGCTACAACTTGTGCAGCTTTCATGTCGTCTAGCTGCTTTTGCAAAGCTTTTTGTTTGGATAGCACTTCATCTAAACGGGACTTCGGCACCATCGGCTTTTTGGTTTTAGCCGGTGCTACTTCTTCGGGGGCTTCAGCGGTAACTTCTTCCTCTTCAGAAGTATCGCCATCCTCTTCTTCTTGGTCGCCGTCATCGGTCGTGTCATCTTCTACTGCCTCTTCTTCTTCCTCGACAGCCGCTTCTGTCTCTTCGATAACGTCCTCTTCCACTTCCTCAGTGGGTTCTTCCGCATCTTCCACCTCTTCGCCTAAACCAAAGTTAAGGTCTAACGCCTCTTGTACAGGCTCCTGCACATCAGCCCCAGGCATTAGGTTAGTTTCTGTTACTTCATTTTCGTCTGACATAGAATTTCCTATTGTGTTGGACGGGTTTTAGCGCCGGTCTGCATTGCTGTTGTAGCAATTCTTGCTGCGGCTTGGGTTTGTTGCTGATTGGTTCTAACTTCATTGGTTAGATCAGCCAGTTCTCGACGAAGCTGCAGTTCTTGCATCTTTATCTCGATCTTGGTTTGCAGTTCTGCCATGCGTAGTTGTGGCTGAACATCGGTGGTGTCTTGAACCTTCGATATGTTGACTGCTGATTCAGAGTTCAACTTCTGCACTTCTGCTTGCATCTTCTCTAGCTCAAGCTGTACTTGCTGCATTTGAACCTGCTGCATCATGGCTGCTTGCTGCTGCTGCTCTGGTGACTGCTCAACACCTGTAATCATACGTATGCGCTTAGCAAGCTCACCTTTCTTAGCAAGGTGTGAGTACTCAATAATCGCGTCATCAGGTATCGCAACCCCAACCTGACGTAAGTTAAGTGCTTCAGCGAACTGCACTTCATCGAATGAATCACGCGCAGGGGCTGTTGCCACTACAACGTCATATTCGCCAAGCGTTAGGTCGTTGATAATCCTACCTTCTGGGGTCATCTCGTTGATGACCATAGGCTCGCGTGGCTTGAGTGGGTCAGCGTCGTTAGTAACCTGTATCACTCGCTCTTCGGTGTAGAACGTCTGCACTAAGTTAAGTATTTTCTCAGCCAAGTAGTGACGAGTCTTACGCAGATTATCCAACGGCACTTGGATCATTATCGCGCCACGATTCTGCTTCGCTTGGATAGCGATGCCAGATACCTCCGCGCTGTCTGTACCAAGCATGGACTCGTTAATACCACTGATCGCCTGAATGTTAGCCGCAGCCTTCTGCCCGATACGGTCTAAACCAGTAGGGATAGTATTAGGGCTAATCTTCATTGGCGGATTGGTACCACGGGCGTACTCAATAACCAGACCAGTCTCAGCACCGTGCTCTTCCAAGTCATCGGCAGTCATACCTACCAATGAACCCGTCTCTACCATCCAGCCACTATTAGCGGTGGTATTAACGATATGCAGCTCTTGGCTACTGATCTTGTTTAACTGCTCCTGCGGAGACAGAAGGTTACGTACCATGCCGAACGGACGGCCTCTGCGGAAATATGCAAAGTAAGGGACAATGGTAAAGTCGTTGTAGGGCGACCAGTCGTCATGCAGTACCACCTTGTCACAGGTCACTGTCCAACGAACCTTCTTCTGCATCTTGTTGATGACAGACAAGCCATAGTCCTTAGCGAACTTCTTAATCTTACGGTCGTTCCATGCTTCAGGTGCAGGTCTTGCGTCACCAGTATTCGGGTCTACAAAACAATCGATGCGCGTAATTTTACGGTGCTGCCGCTCAATGACTCGTAAGGCGCGGACGTTCCTGTAGTCCTCTGGGTCGTTAGAGCTGCCCAGATAGTCGTCTGCGCTGTCTGTGTCGCCGTACCGAGTCTCTTCATACTCAACCGAATCGCGCCCGAAGGTATTACCATTCTCTGCAATAAATAGCAGGTCATCCGCTTTCTTCTTACCGTACATCTCTTCGATCTCATCAAGCGTCATCCACTTAGTTTCAAAGATCTCGTTCCATGTCTTTGGGTCGTACTCTTTAGCGTCTGGGTCAATCAGTATGTCCAACGGGTCTTTCGCGGTGATACGGATCTCACCCTCAACGTGATCACTGAAATCTATACGGCAGTCAAAGTACCCGCGCCCGTCCATAATCAGACCGTCACTGAATACCTGCTGCTCAACCCAATCCAGCTTGTTGTTGTCTGCGATCTGCATATACAACTTATTAAGTGTATGCGCTACTTCTTCCTCTCCACCACGGCGCGGCTTGAACTGAATGTCAGCCCGTCGAGTAGACTGCTCACCCAATACCGTGTTGATAGTGGGCAAGATGGTGTTGATCGTTAACGCGGGTCTACCTTCTGCATCTAATATAGCTGCGTCTTGGAAGTCCCATTGATCGCCTTGGTAATAGGCATCGCACTTTTTAGCCATCTCGATGTATTCAAGGTGACCATTGTCCCTAGCACGTTCATATCTATCCCACTGAGAACTCGCTATGAGCGATTCCTCACCAGCGGATATAGATCTACTTTTCTTTGTCTGGTAAGCCATTGTTATGCGCTCATTGCTGATTTAGATTTAGGTGTCGCAGTCAGGTAATCAAGGCGGTCTCGCCAAGAAGGTTCTTTGAATACCGGCGCTTGAAATGAAGCAAACTCCGTCATCATCAGACCTAACCACGCTAATGCGTCTACTTGGTCATCGTGTACACCCCCAGGAAACCTAAGTAACTCGGCAACCAGCGGCCCCGTGAATACTGCGTCCATTGGGAAATAAACCATGCCCTGCTGCATCCGTCCTTGGATCGCTCGCGCTCTTGCTTCTTTATCGCGTCTACCTGTCTTCAGGTCTTTTATGTACGCTTCGTACAGCCCACGTTCTGCTATACGTTTCTGTAGAAATGGCCCCAAGGCCATCTCAATGTGACCTTTCTCAATGCCGATCATCGAGGGCTTCCACTGTTCATAGAGATCTAATATCCGCTCTACAATCTCAAAGCCGTCAAACCGCCCACGCACAACATCTACAATGAACAGCTCATCAAACTCATTCACGCCGATCACCATGCCGACCGAATAGTCGTTGCGGTCGTTCTTGCCGATGGCTAAGTCCCACGCGCAGTAATACCGCATAGCGTCCATGTCGATGTCTTCAGGCTCGTAGTACTGAATCATGTCGCGGGTAAAGTAGTCACCGTCATCGGCAACTGGATTCTGCTGATACAACGCTGACCAATCTCTAGGGCCAACCGCCTTTCGTATACGGTCTAGGGACTGCTCGTCGTACCGCTCTGGGTGTAATGCTGAACCTGTATCTCGGAACTCTTCGTCTTCCTCCGCTATCGCTGGGTACCGCACCACTTCCCATTCGTCACCGCCCTCAGAACCCGCCTTTAATAAGCGACCTGCAAGGTCATCGTCATGCCACCTAGTTAAAATAACTAGAACACCTCCGCCTGGGGCTAAGCGGGTATAAGCCGTAGACGTATACCAGTCCCAGTTCGCGTCTCTATTGTTCTGACTCTCCGCGTCTTCGCGGTTTTTTACTGGGTCGTCAATAACAAGGACATGAGCGCCCTTGCCAGTGATACCGCCCCCGACACCAGCAGCAACAAAACCACCGCCAGCAGTAGTAAGCCAAGCTTCAGCGGATTGCGATTCAGGATCGAGTCGAGTTTTGAACCCAGTTTTATAAGTTGGCTCTCTAAGTAGTCCGCGCACCTTTCGGCTAAATCCCATAGCCAAAGACCCGCTGTACGAACACGATATAAACTCGTGCTGGGGGTTACGACCCAGATGCCAAGCTGGAAATGCAATCGAAGCCAAAGTTGACTTACCGTGTCTTGGAGGTAAGAAAAGCATGAGCCTAGGCGACTCTTTAGCGACAACCTTGCGACTAAATTCTTCAAGTCTTCTACAAACATCTTTATGTACCCACCCCGCCTGATAATCGGCGTTAAACCGCTCAACAAAAGGAAGTAGACGTTTCCTCGTCAGCAATCTCATCGCTAACTCAGCTCGCGCCTTCTCTTCAACGCTCTGGTGCTCTGCTTCTTCAACCTCTACCGCAGCCGGTGCAGGCATAGCCTCCGCTTCGTCCGCTTTACAGTACACACAGAAACCATCACGCCCTGAATACAATGTTTCAGGGTGGAGGTTCTTACAGCGTTTGCACTGTTGTTGACGGACTTCGGTCAT